TCCGGGTGGCCCTGCTATTTGCTCTGCAGTATCAAACAGAGAACCAATAGTCTGTCCACCGATCAGCAATGGGTTGTTTAGGTTCGGGTTGAACGGCTTACTCTGCGCATTGCGGATCACGTCCATGTCTGCGCGGAACTTTGCGAACTGGGCGTCAACTATCTTCTGCATCTCCTCTTTTCTTTTCTTTTCCTCTGCCTCCGGCGTTAAGAACGGTGGCGGAACAAACGGCTTATCGATTGGCTTGCCGGTCTTCGGGTCGGTCCTGGGCAGCCCGGGAAGATTGGAAAGCTCAGCCATACGTGCTTCCAAGAATTCTCGCTCGACGCGAAGCTCTTTGAGACGTTCAGACTCGTCAACGCCCTTTGGCTTTCGGTATGTGTCAATACCTGACACAAAGTGGTCGAGTGCATCGTCAATGTCAGGGAATTGAAATATGCTTTCCCCTTTGGCCAATCTAGATACCATCGTTTCAAGATTAAAGTTCTTAAACACCTCTTGTAGGATACCCGCGAAATTTCTATTAACCTTCAGCAGATTCAGCGGAAGTTCGATAAGGTCCTTGCCGACATTCTTCACGTCATCCCAGAATTCCCGGAGTGCGATCTTCATCCCATTCAACGTCAAGTTGTACTTGATCCCCATCGATGCAAGTGACGTCTCGGTATTGCCGAGTATCATGGTCAATTCCTTCAACCCCTTCGTGATCCCCGGTGCAAACTCTTTCCCTACTGCAGTCTGTAAGCCATCGAAAGCGGAGCTCAGCCTGGTTATTTCGCCTGCAATACCTTTGAGTTGGATGTCGGTTATCTCCTGGGTTCGACCAGCAGCTTCCTTCTGTGCCTGCTCGAATTCGCGAAAGTCGCCAGTGCCTCTGTTAATAATGGCCGATAGCGCGGCAATGTTTTCAGCGCCGGCAATCGTTGCAAGGTTCGACAATTGCTGGACAGGTGCCAATCCTTCCATGGACCGTTTAAGGTCGTCGATAAAGTCAGCTGTGTGCTTTAACTGACCACCCATCGTCTCCGCATTAATCCCCAACTCCTTCAACTTTTCGGCAGCCGGTCCAGTGTCTTGTACCAGTCGGATAATCAAGTTGCGGAACGAGCGCCCTGCGCTAGAAGCAGGGATACCGGCATCTATCATGATCTGCAACGCCGCGAACACCTCGGTCAGTTCTTTGCCAGCAATATTCGCAAGCGGACCAATCTTTGCCATACCTTCGGCTAAGTCTTCGATCGTAACATTCGACGTCGTCATCGCCTGAGTCATGCCGTCGATAACAGGCATCAAGTCAGTCGCCTCAATCTCCATCGACTTCATGATCCCAACCAAAATGTCCGCAGCCCGCCCAAGCTCGACCTGGCCAGCAGAGGCGAGGTTCAACGTCGGGCGCATTGACGAAATGATTTCGTTTATTTTCAACCCAGCCAATGCAAAAAAGTTCATCGCATCAGCCGCTTGCGTCGACGTGAACTCGGTCGTTGCACCCAGCGTCAAGGCCGTCTGCTCAAGTCGCTCCATCTCCTCATTGGTTGCACCCGTCAACGCAAGCACGCGCTGCATGTTCTTTTCAAACGAGGCAAATTTTCTGATTGAACCTCCAGTAAACACACCGACTGCAACTGCAGACAACGCCGCCGACATTCTCCCCGCTACGCCTACAACATGAGACCCCAGCTCTGTGAATTTCCGAGTAGCTTTCTGGAGCGCTTTACCGGTGCGATCCTTGGTACCGAGGATGATGTCCAATCTTCTCTGTTCGGCCATTTTCTATTTTCGCCATCCGGCCTTCTTCAGCCATCCAGAACATCCAAGCCGCACAGAATGATTCGGTCTGATCCAAGGTCCCCCCCGACACAGGAAGGAACCCCCGCTTTGCCATCGCAATATCGCCAACCATCGCCCACGTGCTTGCGTCCACGCATTGCCGTGGACATTGAGTGATTCTCACTTTCCCGTCGTGGCATAACTCACACCCCATCGCATCGCACGTCGGGCACTGCATCAAGAGCGGACTTCGCTCACTGGGGCAGTCTGTGCAATTCGGCCCGCACCGTTGTCCGGTTGCTCCGTTTGCGATTTGAACTGCGATGCGGATCTTTTTTTTTCCACTTCGCTTGTGGTGGATTCTTCCATCAGACCATGACCCAGCAGAATCATTTCGCCAAAGGTGATTCGGTTTTCTAGCTCTTCGGCAACAAATGGTTGAGGCAAATTCCAGTCCACCATCAACTGCTGCGTTAATACCTTGAGCTTATCTACGTTTTCCATGTCTGTATTCACGCCGTTCAGCGCATCAACAATCAGTCGGAACTGCCCATGCGTGGGAAACCGAAAGGTGAACACCATCTCCGCGATCGTCACCTGAAACGTCTGGTTCGGGTCAGACGATAGCGACATGTCTTCTCCTTTAGCTAAATGCAATCGTCAGTTCGTCGTCGCCAGCAGCCGCGGAACGATTCGCCACGAACGTGAGCTGATCAACCAGTATTCCGTCACGATCGCCTGGCTGTACGTTAGTCAGCTGGGCCTTTGGCGAGTTGAAGGTAATGATATTGTTAGCACCCTCGCCTAACGCAAGCGTGATATCCATCTCAATGTGGCCCGTCAGGTCGGCATACCAATCCTTGCCAGTGGCCGCCTCCACGTCCGCTGTCCATACGATACGACGATTGGTCACAACACCTGCGTGGTAGCCTGTGCCTACGCCGGTATTCGTGTCGTCGGCAACATCTTCGATCATCTTGATTTCGTTATTCATCGCCAACGTAACTTCATTCACACGATACGCCGTAGAGGCAATGTCAAACGTGGCAGACGCGAATCGTGGCGGCAGCACCGTAGGATAGGTCGGCGTGAGCAGACCGACCGTGGTCTCGTTCACGTACTTGCCTTGGAAAGTCCAGTCGATGATGCCTGGGCGACCTGCCGTGAACGTCGCGGTTAAATCGCCCACGCACCCTGCCATCTGTCGAAGCCTGCCGTCCTCGTACAAGCCCATCGAGATAGTCTCGTAAGAGCCACTGCCGGATTCAACTGTGTAGGTCTGGCCCGACACGCTGAACGCACACGCTTGAAGGAACGTGTTGGCCCAGAGTGGCACGCCACTGCCGCCTGTATTGGCCACCTCGGTCTGGAACGTGCACTGAGAGCGATGACCGCCAGTTGACCCCTGCTGTGGCGACAATGCACTTTGCGGCATACGGTCAATGAAATCGATATCTGGCGTCATCTCCGGATCAAACACATCATGAGCGGCGTCGGCTGCCGCGAGTCCTTCGGGAGAACCGATAGTCACCTCGGTCTTCGCCGCCAGGATGCGTTGTCTTGTCAATAGTGCTTCGGCCATCGTCGTGGCTCCTACCTAGGTCTGTGAATATGGATCCTTCACATCATAGCGATAATGAATCAGCACTGGTAGGTTCATGGCCGTGGTATTCGACTCATGGTCAACCACCATCGACGGTGGGCCAACGAACGTATCCACCGCTTTGCTGTTTCGCGTATGGTCCTCCATCAGCTTTTTAGTGATATCGGCTGCCATCTGCAATGCCTTGGTCTGCCACGAAATCGCGTCGTCCTCGTGCTGAACGGCGTACACGAACAAATTAAACTTGTGGTTCCACGCCGTGCGTTGCATCGGAGTGAGGCCCTCTTCCGTCTCGCCCATCATGATCACCACAAGCCCGTCACGAACACGGTTGCCCAGACCTGGCCGTGCCCGCTCCGCCTCAAGCGTATGCTCGAAACCATTGCCCACCGTGATCAGGTCGATCTTGGTCTCAAGGTCTGCCATGATGTCTTCGTATATTGGGGTGGCCATTCAGCTTCTCGTCTGTCTCAAGACAGAATCAACTTTCTGAGTGAGTGCAACCAGGTATACGTCGCCTAATTCCTTCTGGACCTTACTCATTACCCCCGGTTTTTCCTTGATAATTCCGTACGGCGTCGGACCGCCAAGCCGTTCGATCGGTGTCCGTGGCACCAACCGACCCGGATTATTCGGGTCTGCCGTCCGTCGGAACACCTGACGAATACCGCCTTTGCCGCGAGCGATAAACGCTCGCTTGTGCATCTCACGTGGTTCACGTTTGCGAACCTGGACCGTTACCCCCACCTTGGTCTGGCGGGCACCCTTGAAAGCCGTCAAACTCTTGGCGCTCTTGCTCATCACAATCAACCTTCCGCCCAATGATCCAGACTTGAATGAGCGAATATCTCTAGCAATGGCTCCGGCCTTCAAATTCAAGTGCTTTGCCACTTCAGACTTGAGCAATGTCTTACCCTTGCGAAGCGTGTCCGATACGGCAAAAGAAATCATCCTCGGCGCCTGCTTTTGAAGCGATTTTAGCGTGTTAAGCAAAACTCGTTCCTGCCGCTTATCGAAATCGAAATTGACTGCAATAGCCATCAGTTAACCCTCAGTAACCACATCCCGTTATCTTGCTCGATCGCGTCTACGACCATGCGAACGGCCGCGGACCCGCCGTACCGCTCGGCCACAGTCACCGTGTCGCCGCCGATATTGATCGACGTCCTGCCCTTCGTGTCGGTAGCGTGGTTGCGAATCAGAATCTCCATCGTGGCCGTTATGCCGCCACTCGTAGGGACCGACTCGCCAGGCCCGAACCGATGGACATAAGCGTTCATCAGCGTGCCGGCAGCCCCTTGGCTCGTGTATGTGATCTGCTCACCAAACACATCTGGATCCGTAAAGAATTCGCCGTCAATGGCCAGCTGGTCCTGGATGACTTCACCGACGTCAACGAACCACTCGCCGTCAATCTTAAGCTGCTGATCAATTACGCCTTCGCTAAACGTCGGCGCAACCACTGGCGTGCCGACCCAAGTATAGATGGTCCAGCCTGGCTGGCCACTGACGACGCCTTGGCTGCGGGTCCATTGAGCGATCATATTGCCTGCCTCGTCACACGCTGGACCATCACGCCTCGTTCTGAGAGCCACCCGCACAACCCATTGTATAGCTCTAGCGTACGGTCAAACGCATCTTGACTGCGGTCGAAACGCTCGTGAGTGTAGCCGTCCCAATCAGCTTGGCCCCGCATATCGGCCCCAACGATCTGGATCGATACAGCGCCAAGATGGTACGCCAGTACCACGGCAGCCACCATCGAGAACGCCGCCCAGCCGCCATTGGCCGGGTCGCTGTAGTGCGGCTGTGGCACCTCCTCGTAGGTCATCACGCATGCCCCCCCCAGATACCCCCGCCTGGTCAAGGACTCGCGAGACGACCTGCTTGTGAAGATTCTGGCCCGCTTTGCGGCCGCATAGTGGTGGTTATCGACATAGGTCTGCCAGTCGGCGAATACCCACCAATCAGCTTCGCATGCTCGGGCTGCTCGGTTAACTGCTATGCAAAGATCCGCATCGATCAACGACCACCACGCCAGAGAAGGACCAGGGCAAACGATGAGAGCCGTATCAGATCCGCCAGGCATCGGCCACCCACCCTTCGGTCACATGGTGCGGCTTTGGCTGTCCGTGGAAGCAGACCACGGAGCAGGTTGCTGGCGGCTCTTCTATAGCATGCTCTCGATAAGACACACACCAGCCAGCCGGATACGTCCTCATGCCTAAGGCCCCGCGTAATGGCTCCTCCGACATCCAATATTGGAACCCCCTATAGCGGTCCTTGATTCCCTCGTTGTAGGAATATAGCAGCGGGTTAAGCTGGCCATCCTCCCAACTGATCACAGATCCGTTGTATTGGTCTGTCACCAGCCAATCCTCCACAATGCCGGGGCAATATGTGGCGATCCGGTCAAGCGGCCCCGTAACGCACACATCCAAGTCAAGATACAGAACAGGCCCGCCGTGAACTCTAAAGCACCAATATTTATTCCACCACGTTCCAAAGTCGGGTCGCGCTCGACAATCGACAGATGAGTTTATGCCGGTCGGGTCGTCGGTAAAACACACAAATTCGTGCGAGGCCTTGAGATGTTTCTGCACTCCCGCGCAAAGGATATTCACGTACTCTGCCGTGTAGTATTCCCCAAACTTTATGCAGCAAACGGTCAACATGAATATACCACGTCACGCGGGGTCACTCTCAACAATTTCTATGCACCACTCTGGAGTCAGAGTTTTTCTCCTGATCCCTCTTGGTGTAGTCGATATATGCTTCGAAGTTTTTCGGCATATCAAGTATCACAGGCGGGCTGCTTGGGTAACGCTTCAGAAATGTCTGAATCATTCCGCCCAAAACGTGTCCAAAAACAGTGGGCACTGCATTTCCAACCTGTTTGAAACGTTGAGCTTTCGTCCCGAGGATTGTCCAGTCTCGGGG